CATCAACTGACCCTAACATTAGTAAAATATTAGGTGTCATTAATGAACACATAAGGAGAACGAGTAATGACTAAAGATTTATTTGATTCACAAATATGTGTAGAGTGTGGTGAACCTTGCCACTTTGGTAGTGGTAGATTTGTTAATAGATACCCTCGAGATGATGGTGATGTAGAGGGGTGGGTATGTGGTTTTTGCGCAGCTGAAATTGATGCCATGATTGAGGAGATGAGAGATAGTTAACCAAAAAAAAGAGCTAGGCGAGTAACTAATTCTCCTAGCTCTAAGGAGGTTATAACATAATACTTATGAGAAACAAAATAATATTAATACTTATGAGAAATAAAAAGGAAACAATATGAAAGAAGCTAACAAAAAACACATATCTAAAGTTTTAGATTTAACTTTATTTCACACAATGGGATTATCTGATGAGGGTATAGTAGATGCAAATTTATTTGACAATTTATATTATCACTTACTAGATAATGCGAAGCTAAGAAAACTATTGAAAGAAGATAATTATAGTCCACCATTTTTAGTTTCATTAGAAAAAATAAAAAACATAGTAATGGATATTAAATCTGATGATGAATGGGTTAACGATAGCCAAACACAAGCAGAATATAAAGGTGTGTGTGATGGTTTGGATATGCTTGTTAATCATCTTGAAAAAATAGAAAGGAGTAACTAATGCAACTCGATAGAAACGAATTAATTAAAAACTTGTCTACAGTTTGGGAGGTCTTACATATGGCAAGAGAGGACTGTATATCTGAGGGTATTGAAAGCAATGACGAGCAATGGAATGATGTAACTTATGCCATGGCTAAGATACACGAAGCATTAAAAATTAAACACGAGGAGGTGTAAATGGCAGTAATACATAAAGGTAAAAAATGGGTTGCTGATTGTTTTTTAGGCAAACATTTTAAACCACAAAGAATTAGAGTGGTATTTAAAACAAAAACTGCCGCTGAATTATTTCATGCAGAAGTAATGTACTCGTTAGAAAACAATTTACCAATTCCAAAAAGCAACAAAATAAAGTCTATATACACTCTTGAGAAATTATTCTCTAATGTACATAAACAATTTTATAATGATGAGACAAATCTAAGTACCTTATCTAAAATGAAACTTATTACTGATGTTTTAGGTAAAGACTTACCAGTAAACATGATAAGATATAAGCATTTAGAAAGGGTAAAGGATTATCTTATTAATCAGCGCAAAGTGTCTAATGCAACAGTAAATAGATATAATGCGGTTATGTCAAAATCATTAAAATATGCAGTAAAAATTGGTGAGCTAGAACTTCAGCCAAGGTTAGAACAATTAAAAGAAAGTAAAGGCAGACTTAGTTATTTGTCGTATGAAGATGAAGCTAAAATTTTAGAATACTTGCAGGTCTATACAAAAGAGTTTTGTGATTTTGTTGCATTTCTAATTGATACTGGTTTACGATGGAGAAGTGAAGCGCTTAAAATTTCTATTAAAGATTTTAATGAAAAAGATAATTCATTACATGTTTATGGTAGTAAAAATGACCTAGAAAGAACTGTATATCTGACCGATAGAGCTGCCAATATACTTAAAAAATACAATAGGTTTATTTTTAAAGACCATCAGGTAAGATTCTGGTGGAATCAAGTAAGAATACATTTAGATAGAAATGATCAAGATTTTGTACCACATATTTGCCGACATACTTGCGCATCTAGACTGGTACAAAAGGGTGTACCACTGACTGTAGTTATGAAGTGGATGGGTCACAAATCCATGCAGACAACTTTACGTTATGCTCATTTATGTGATAAAAACTTAGAGCAAGCTAGAGATATACTTCAGTCTAAGAATGTGGTAACACTTAAGTGACACAATTTGGTGACATAGTAGCAATGGTTCAATATTTCCTTCCCCATAATCACCATGTTACTATGTCCACCATTATAAGGAGTAATTATGCAGGATAAAATAAAACAACAAGTTAACTTACAAGAGCAAATTAACTTAGAATTAGAAAGCCGAGTCTTAGGTATCAATCGATATGAAAAAAACAATGAAAAGAAAAAAGAGAGAGGTCAAGAAGCTACGACAGATTATGCTAAGACTTTAGTTAAGCATTACATAAAACCTGTTGCAGATAAGCTTGATGAATATATAACTAGCGAGAAATCAAAAAAGAGTCCAGTCTTAAGAGCGCAGGCAATAGAAAATCTAGGTCTTATAGAATCAGATGTTGCTGCTATTATAACATTAAAAACTCTATTAAATAATGCAACAAGGAGAAAGCCAGCTACATCAACCTTTATTAAAATAGGCAAACATATTTTAGATGAAATTAATTGTTTAGCTATGGAGGAACAAAACCCTACGTTGTTTACAAAAATTTATTCTGATTTAAAAAGCAGAAATGCGGGTTATGAATATAGCCGTAGAAAATATTTAGAAGCATCACAAAGAGATGGACAACATAGAATAGAGTGGACAGTAAAAGATAAACTAAGAGTCGGTAGAACTCTTTACGTTATTGTTGAAATTGTTAGTAATTTATTTACTGAGTTAGATTTTAGAAAAGGTAAAAAGATTCAAAAATTTATTAGTCCTACTGATAAATGTATTGCATGGATTAAAGAGAAAAAATTAAGAGGATCAATATTACACCCTGAAAGGTTACCGACAGTTGTCATACCAAAACTATGGAACTCACCTTATGGTGGTGGATATTACTCTAATCACTTACCACCATTGACTGTTGTTAAAACTAAAAACAACAAATATTTGCAAGAGCTTGCAGAAAAAGATATGACTGGTGTGTATGATTCTATAAACATCTGTCAGGAAACTCCTTTTGTCATAAATAGAGAGATATTAAAAGTACAAAAACATTTTTGGGAAAAAGGACACACTGTTGGGTCTGTTCCTGGTAATTTAAAAGATGAAAAACCAACAAAACCAAGTGCAGAAGCTTTAAAAAACAAAGATGTATTAAGGAAGTACAAAGCAGAGATGGTTATTTGGTACGGGGAAGTTGAAAGACATAAATCCAAACAAATACAATGTGCAAAAACATTTGAACTAGCGGACAAGTTTTATAATTATAAGTTTTATTTTCCTTACCAATTAGATTTTAGGGGTAGATTATATGCAACTACGGCCTTCCTAAATCCACAAGGCGCTGACTATCAAAAAGCATTGTTGACATTTGCAAACTCTAAACCCTTGGGTGAGAAAGGTGCATGTTATCTGGCTATACATGGTTCTAATTGTTTTGGATATGATAAGTGTTCTTTTCAAGATCGAATAGATTTTGTTGAAAACAATAATGATAAGATAAAAGCTTCAGCAGAAGATCCTTATAGCAATAAGTTTTGGATGGATGCTGATGATCCTTGGCAGTTTTTAGCTTTTTGTTTTGAGTGGAAAAAATTTTTAGACAATGGAATAGATTATGAAAGTTCACTGCCAGTGTCTATGGATGCAACATGTTCAGGCCTTCAGCATTTTAGTGCATCAATCAGAAGTTTAGTGACTGGTAAACAAGTTAATATGATTCCGAGTACAGTGCCTGCGGATATTTATCAAAAAGTTGCAGACAATGTAATTTTAAGATTAGAAAAAGAAGAAAATTCATTCGCAAAAAAATGGTTAGACTTTGGTGTTGATAGGTCGATAGCAAAAAGGCCTACTATGACTATATGTTATGGCAGTAGACAATATTCCTGGACTGACTTTGTAAATGAAATTGTACAAAAAAGAAAAGAAAAAGGTCAGATGCATCCTTTTGGTGATGATTTACTAAAAGCTTGTAGTTATCTTGCAAAAATTATGTGGGAAGTTGCTAGTGATGTAATAGAAGCTGCATCTAAAGTAATGAAATGGTTACAAGAGGTGGCAAGAATTGCAAGTGCGGAAGGTATTCCTATAGTGTGGTACACACCTATGGGTTTTCCAGTTCAACAAGCTTATGAAAATTATAAACCACTACAAATACAAACTAAATTAATGGGAAAAGTTTTTAGACCACAGCTTAAAGTTTCAAATGAAAATTTAAACAGCAAGTGGGATAAAAGAAAACAAGCAGCAGGAGTTTCACCTAACTGGGTACATGCTCTTGATAGTTGTCATTTACAAATGACTTTGTGTACCGCCTTTGGAGAAGGTATCAAAGATTTTGCTATGGTGCATGACAGTTATGGAACACTTGCTGCTGATGTTGAACGTCTTGGAGAATGTTGCAGAGCTACTTTTGTTGACATTTATAAAAGCCATGACGTTTTAATAGATTTTAGGAATGACATCATATCGATGCTTCCTGAATCAAAAAAAGAATCAGTTCCGATGCCACCAAAAAAAGGAGATTTAATTATTGAACAGGTGTTAGATTCTGATTTCTTTTTTTCATAATAATAACAATAACTACACATGGAATAATTTCTATGTGTTGCTACTTTTAGAAAGGAAAAAACATGGCAAACAAATATGAACAAGTAGTTACTGATATTGGTACTGCAAGATACCCTTGGTTAAATTATCCAGATGATAGGTATTCTAATCCTCCTGAGTTCAAAATTGAATTGATTCTTAATAAAGAACAATCAGCGCCTGTCATTAAAAAAATAGATGAAGCTATTGAAAAAGCAAAAGAGCTTACTAAAGGTAAAAAAGCAAAAGAAGCTACACGACCTTACAAAGAAGAGCTTGATGATCAAGATCAACCTACTGGTAATTTAATTTTTAGGTTTAAACAAAAGTCTAAAATAAATTTAAAAGATGGAACACAAGTTGATCTTAAGCCAGTCGTTGTTGATAGTAAGGGTGTTAAACTTACTAATGAACAAATATGGGGTGGAACAAAGTGTAGAGTAAGCGCTTTGTTAGTACCTTATTTTGTTGCAGCTACTGGGTACGGCTGTAGTCTTAGACTTAAAGCTGTTCAGATAATTGACTTAGTTTCAGGTAAAAATGGAGATATGAAAGATCATGGATTTAAGGAAGAAAAAGGTTATGAATCACCTAACTCAGATTCACAAACCGAAGATGAAAAACCAGACGAATCTGACGATTTTTAATCCAGTGAAGTTTAGAAGTGGTTTGGAGAAATCTATTGCAAGTCAACTATGCAAACAAAAAATTAATTTTGAGTATGAGACCTTGACAGTGAAATACTCTAAGCCAACTTCTAAATACACACCAGATTTTATTTTACAAAATGGAATTATTATTGAAGCTAAAGGGCAGTTTGTTTCAAGTGATAGGTCTAAGCATAAGCTTATTTCACAACAACATCCTGATTTAGATATACGATTTGTCTTTAGTAATTCAAAAACAAGGATCGGTAAGAAAAGCAAAACAACATATGCCATGTGGTGTAAGAGGTTTGGCTTTTTTTATTCTGATATTTCTATTCCGCCTGAATGGATTAGAGAACCAAAGCAACAACAACGTATACAAGCTATAAGGAGATGCATAAATGACAGAAAGAAGAAAGACTAATTATATAGTTGTTCACTGTACTGCCACTAAACCAGACATGGATATAGATGCTGAGTGGATTAGAAAAATTCACAGAGGGCAAGGGTGGTTAGACATTGGATATCACAAAGTTATTAAAAGAGATGGTACTATTGAAAATGGTAGAGATTTAAATATTGTAGGTGCTCATGTAAAAGGGCATAATTCTCATAGTATTGGTATAGCTTTAGTCGGTGGAGTTGATGACGATATGAAAGCTGAAGATAACTACACTGATAAACAGTTTTCTGCATTACAAATGTTACTCTTAAGTCTTGCAAAAGACTATCCAAATGCAGAAATTGTTGGACACCGAGATCTTGATAATCGTAAAGAGTGTCCATCGTTTGATGTAAAAGCATGGGTAGATCACAACATCGATCTAAATGTTACTCCTCCCAGCGATGTTGAAATCTGACTCACATTTTTTACATCATTCACCATGTCCAAAGTGTGGAAGTAAAAACAACCTAGCGGTGTATTCTAATGGAAGTTTTTGTTTCACACCTGGATGTGGTTATCAAGGAGAGGAGTTTATGGAAAAAGAATTAGATAAAAATTTTTATGATGGGGAGATAAGGGCATTAACCAAAAGACATATTACTGCTGAGTCATGTGAAAAGTTTGGGTATAAAGTGGGTAAGCAAAATGGTAAATCTTTTCAGATTGCCAACTATTATCTGAATAATAAAGTTGTTGCACAAAAATTAAGATACCCGAACAAACAGTTTCAATTTATAGGTGACACTGATTCTTGTTTACTTTATGGTGAGTGGTTGTGGAGACAAGGCGGTAAGATGATTACTGTGGTTGAGGGTGAGCTAGATTGTATATCACTGTCTCAATGTTTTAACCATAAGTATTCTGTTGTTTCAGTACGAAGTGCAAGCTCGGCTAAAAATGATATTCGCAAATCACTAGAGTTTCTTAACAGTTATGAAACTGTAGTTTTTCTGTTTGATATGGATGAAGCAGGTCAACATGCTGCACAAGAATGTGCTCAACTTATAGCTCCAGGCAAAGCAAAGATTGCTCGTATATCAGAAAAAGATCCTAATGATATGGTTGTTAAAGGTAAAGTAAAGGAGTTGCTTAACTCTATATGGGAAGCAAAAACATTTAGGCCTGATGGTATCGTTGATGGTCGAGACCTTTGGGATATTATAAGTAAAAAGGAACTTGTTTATAGGGCAGATTATCCTTATAAAAAATTAAATGAAAAAACAAAAGGTCTTAGATGTGGTGAGCTTGTGACTATTTGCGCAGGTTCAGGAATAGGAAAATCATCTTTTGTTAGAGAAATAGGCCATAGTCTTATTAAAGGAGGAGAAAGTGTTGGATTTATTATGCTTGAAGAGAGTATCAAAAGAACTGCGCTTGGTCTTATTGGTATTGAAATCGAAAGACCCTTACACCTTGAGTCGAATGGTGTTCTTTTTGATGACTTGGTTGACCCTTACAATCGTACTGTCGGTTCTGGGAGAGTTTATTTTTATGATAGTTTTGGTGCTACTGAACTTGACAACTTACAGTCAAGGATTAGATATTTTGCACAGTCATGTGGGTGTAAGTTTATTATATTGGATCATCTGCATATTGCTCTTTCCACTAATTTACAAACTGATGAAAGACGTATGATTGATAACTTTGTCACTAACCTTAGAACACTAGTTCAGGAGTTAAATATTTGTTTACTTTGTGTGTCACATCTTAACAGACCTAAATCAGACACTTCTTTTGAAGAGGGTAAAAACATTTCACTTACTAACCTTAGAGGTAGTCATAGTATTGCTCAACTATCAGATATGGTTTTAAGTTTAGAACGAAATCAACAAGCTGAAGACCCTCACAAAACTACAGTAAGAGTTCTTAAAAATCGTTTTACTGGTGAGACTGGAACATGTGGTCACCTTTTATATAACCCTGAAACTGGGAGATTGTTGGAGGATTATAATGATGACTACTGACGATAATATTTTTAATTTAGGAAAGACCCTTGAGCGGGCAATTAAAAAGATACAAAAGAATGGAAAACCATTAGTTCTTTATGCACCTGATGTTGTAAGTCAAATACACATGCAAGATCTTTTAGATGAAATTGCAGAAGATTATGAAGAAGCTGAAAAAATAATTGTTAAGGTAAGGAGTGTGCACTAATGAAATGTTGGCATTGTGGAACTGAATTAATTTGGGGCGGTGACCAAGACATTGATGAAGAATATGAAAGAGATGGTTTTATTGATGAGTTTGATATGGTTACAAATTTAAGTTGTCCTGAGTGTAGGGCTTTTGTAATTGTATACAGGGCTAAAGACGAATGATTATATTTGATATTGAAACAAATGGATTGCTTGATGACTTGGATAGAGTTCATTGTCTTGTTTTAAAAGATACATCTACAAATAAGGTTGAAACTTATACTGATAATATTCAAGATGGTCTTAAAAGATTGGAGCAAGCTGACTGTATTGTAGGTCACAACATAATTAAGTTTGATTTACCTGCATTAAAAAAAGTATATGACTTTAATTATAAAGGTAAGCTCCGAGACACTCTAGTCTTAACTCGTTTGATCTGGTCAGATATTAAAGAACGAGATTTTCAGACAAAAGATTTTCCAACTAAGCTAATTGGTAGACACTCATTACAAGCTTGGGGTGTTAGATTAGGAAACACTAAGGGAGACTACACAGGATCTTGGGAGCAATTTAATAATGAAATGTTATTATACTGTATTCAAGATGTTCATGTCACTGACTCCCTTTGGAAAAAGATTTGTGAAAAAAATTATAGTGAAGAGTCAATAGAATTGGAACATAAATTAGCTGAAATAATTTATCAGCAGGAGTGTAATGGTTTTAAGTTTAATACAACTAAAGCTCAACGATTGTATAGTGACCTTGCTGCAAAAAGAGAAAGTCTAAAACAAGACCTTAAAAATTCTTTCCCTGACTGGGAGGTAAGAACACCTTTTGTACCAAAAGTAAATAACAAAAAACTTGGGTATAGAAAAGGCATACCAACTGAAAAAGTTCAGGTCATAGAATTTAATCCAAGCTCAAGAGATCATGTTGCAAACAGATTAATAAACCTTAGAGGATGGAAACCAAAACAATATACAAATGATGGTAAGCCAAAAGTAGATGAAGATGTTCTAAAAAGTTTACCTTACCCTGAATCAAAAGTTCTTGTTGAGTATTACACAATAGAAAAAAGAATAGGACAGTTAGCCGAGGGAAGACAAGCTTGGTTAAAACTTGTTAAGAACAATAGAATTTATGGAAGTGTAAATACAAATGGTGCAGTAACAGGTCGAGCTACCCACAGTCACCCTAACGTAGGAAATGTTCCTGCGACCACTGTTCCTTATGGTAAAGAGTGTAGAGAATTATTTACTGTAGATGATGAAAATGTTTTAGTTGGGATTGATGTATCAGGATTAGAGTTAAGATGTTTAGCTCATTTTATGTCTCGTTATGATAATGGAACTTACATAAAAGAAGTTTTAGATGGAGACATACATACTGCAAATCAAAAGGCAGCAGGCTTAGACACACGAGCACAAGCTAAGACTTTTATTTATGCATTAGTTTATGGTTGTGGTGCAGCTAAGATGGGAGAGATACTTGGTAAAGATGTAAAGGCAGGAAAGAAAATTATTTCTGATTTTATGAAAAGAACACCAGCACTCAAAAGATTAATAGAAGACGTACAACAAAAAGCAACTAAAGGTTACATCAAAGGTCTTGATGGCAGGCAACTAAAGATTAGATCAGCTCACAAAGCTCTTAATACTTTATTGCAATCATCAGGAGCATTGATTTGTAAACAGTGGATTATAGATGTCCACGAATTAATCCATCAGCATAACTTAGACTGCAAACAAGTAGCATGGGTTCATGATGAAATACAAATTGAAACAAGAAAGGAGAATGCTGATGAGCTTGGAAAACTCGCAAAGCAAGCAATCCGAAACTCAGAGAAAAGGTTTAACTTCCGATGTGAGCTGGATTGCGAATACCGAGTGGGAAAAAATTGGTCGCAAACACATTAGTCCTCAACGTAAAGGAGATATAGCAGAGCATCATTGTATAGCTTGGTTATGGTCAAAAGGATATGAAGTGTTTAGAAATAGTGGTCAGTCTGGAGCTGTTGATTTAATAGCACTAAATGTAAACTCTGGTGAATTGTTATTAGTTGATGTTAAGAGTTACAAAGATGGAAGGTTATCCTCAAGAACTCCAACACAAAAAAAGTTAGGTGTAAGATATTTACATTATAATCCTCATACAAAAAAAATAAGGTTTGTAAAACACAGACCTATACATAGAGGTGTTAAATGACAACATTATTAATTGATGGAGATATTTGTGCTTATCAATATTCTTCTGCTAGTGAGCATGAAGTTGACTGGGGTGACGATATCTGGACACTTTGGAGTGATCGGAAGGAAGCTTCAAATTTAATAACACAATACATAGATCGCTTGCTTGAAGCAACCGAAGCTGATAAGGTTATATTTGCTTTTACTGATAAGGAAAACTTTAGAAAAAAGATTAATCCTAGTTATAAAGCTAATAGAAAAAAACTTAGAAAGCCAGTTTGTTACAAGGAATTAGTTAAATGGATTAAAGATAATTACAAAACCTATGTAAGGCCAGAGCTAGAAGCTGATGATGTATTAGGAATTTTATCTACACACCCTACTCTTATAAAAGATAAAAAGATTGTTGTGTCTGAAGATAAAGACTTAATGACAATTCCAGGTTTGTTGTGGAAAAGTAACGAGCTGCATGAAATTGATGAAGATGTAGCGGACTATAATTTTTTCAAACAAACACTTGTTGGGGATGCTACTGATGGTTACTCAGGTGTTCCTGGTATTGGAAATGTAACTGCTGAAAAAATTTTAAGTAAAGAATGTTCTTGGCAATCAATTCTAAATTGTTTTGCTAAAGCAAACTTAGATGAAAATGAAGCTTTATTACAAGCTCGTATGGCTAGAATTTTACGAGCTAGTGATTATGACTTTAAAAATAAACAAATAAAACTATGGAGTCCAAATGTACTTTGATATTGCTAAAGCTATAAAAGATGAAAAAGATAAATCTATAAATCCTGACCACTATAGTCAGCATAAAATTCAACCAATAAATTTTATTCTTGCTAATGAGCTTGGTTTTTGTGAGGGAAATGTTATAAAATACATTTGTCGTTACCAAGAAAAAGGTCACATAGAAGACCTTAAAAAAGCAAAAGCCTACATAGAATTTTTAATTCAAAACGAACAAAATTTTAGACAAGAAGCGGGTGTATAATGAAATGGATATTAATATTGTTTCTCTATACTGGTGAAGAAATTGTCTATGGTGAAGTAGAAGCTTGTATCATAGATGAAATATGGAATAAAGTTGAGATTTATGAACAAGAGCATAACATTGACCTTCAAGGGTGGGGATGTTATGACGAGGAAACTTTTAAAATTAGAGAAAATGCAAGAAAGAGATTAGGCATCGATGTTTGATTTTTTTATTATAACACTTTGGTTTGAACTAAACAATAAATTATATATGAAACACTATCCTTATCATTGGGTTACTGATTGTGGTAAAGGTATATATGAGCTAGTGGAACATTATGAAGAAAAATATCCATTAAGAAAATTTAGAGCTGCAAAGTGTAATGAACCATCTGTATGGTATAAAAAATATAAACTTAATAAATGGGAATTATTTAAAAAGAGAGGAGAATAATTAAATGGTATCTACTAGAGCAGAAGTAATTACAAGAAGAACTTATAATAGACCACTAGATAATAATAATAATAATTTTGAAACATGGGAAGAAACTATAAGTAGAGTTATTAGTCATCAAAGATGGTTGTGGATTAGAGCTAAAAAACATGATTTGACATATGAAGAATCACAAGAGCTTAATCAATTAAAAGAGTTACTTTTAGAAAGAAAGGTATCTGTAGCTGGTAGGACACTATGGTTAGGTGGAACTGAAGTTTCTAAACACAGAGAAGCTTCTCAGTTTAATTGTAGCTTTTTAAGAGTAGAAACAGTTTATGATGTAGTAGATGCTTTCTGGTTATTACTTCAAGGATGTGGTGTTGGTTTCCAACCTGTCACTGGAACTTTGAATGGATTTCAAAACTACATTCATAATGTCGAAGTCATCCGAACTAAAAGAAAAACGAAAGGAGGTAGAGATGACAACATTGAATCTTATGACAAAGATAAAAAACTTTGGAAAGTTAGTATTGGCGATAGTGCCGAAAGTTGGTGCAAAGGTCTTGGAAAGCTGCTTGCTGGTAAGTACGATTGTGAAAAACTGGTTATTGACTTTTCTGAAATTAGACCAGAGGGTTCAAGACTCTCAGGTTATGGTTGGATTTCGCAAGGCGATAAACTTTTGTCAAAAGCATTTTTACGAATCGTTGACATACTTAATAGGAGGTCTGGTAATCTTCTTAGTCATTTGGATATTCTGGATATTGTTAATTGGATAGGAACTGTATTATCAAGCAGGAGATCAGCAGAGATATGTTTATTAGATTATAATAGCCCAGAGTGGGAAGATTTTGCTAAAGCTAAAAAAGATCATTTCAATGATAATCCACAAAGAAGTCAATCTAATAATTCTTTAGTGTTTCATCAAAAACCTACAAAAGCAGAACTACATTATATATTTAAATTAATGGAAGAAGCTGGTGGTTCAGAACCTGGATTTATAAATGCTGAAACAGCAAAAAGAAAAGCAGCATGGTTTAAAGGATTAAACCCTTGCGCAGAAATTTTACTAGGTAATAAAAATTTTTGTAACTTGGTAGAGTGTGATTTAGGAAAATTTAATGGTGACTGGGAAAGTTTACTTAGAGCTATTTATTTAATAGCAAGAGCTAATTATAGACAAACTTGTGTTAATTTAAAAGATGGAGTATTAGCTGACACATGGCATGAGCTTAATAACTTTTTACGGCTATGTGGGGTTGGACTGACTGGAATAGTAAGTTGGGAACATTGTGACTCCGCTAAATCATTTAAAGGTTTAAGAGAGATGGCAGTTAAGGGAGCTGAAAGCATGGCCGAAGAACTTAACATGCCAAGACCTAAAGCTGTAACTACTGTAAAACCTAGTGGAACTTTATCTAAAATAATGGACACTACTGAGGGAGTACATAAACCATTAGGTAAATATATTTTTAATAACATTAACTTTTCTAAAAGTGATCCTCTTGTAGAAAAACTAAAACAAAGTAATTATAAGGTTATGGATAATCCTTACGATGATACAAGTGTATTAGTTACGTTTCCTGTTTGTCATGACAATGTTGATTTTACAGAAGTAGATGGTAAAGAAGTTAACTTGGAAGCAGCGGTTGATCAACTTAATAGATATAAATTGTTAATGGAAAACTATGTTGACCATAATTGCTCGGTAACAATCTCTTATGATAAAAAAGAAGTTCCAGCAATAATAGAGTGGTTACTTAAGAACTGGGATATTTACATAGGTGTTTCTTTTCTTTACAGAAACGACCCTACAAAGTCAGCTTCTGATCTTGGTTATCCTTACTTACCACAAGAGGTAGTAACTAAAGAAGAACACGATGAGTATGTAAAACAATTAGAATCTGTAGATATTAACTCGGCAAATTCATTAGAAGAACTAAAAGATGATGAATGTGCAACAGGAGCTTGTCCAGTAAGATAGCTGTACTACTGGTTTTAGAAACATTTCATGGAACAATTACCTTATAAATTAGAAGATCTTATAGATGAACTTGATAAGATTTTTCCAAATGAGTGTCCAGATATAAAACTCACTGATAGAGAAGTGTGGTTTAAAGCTGGTCAAAGGTCAGTTGTTCAATGGTTAATAACATTAAAAGAAAACGAAGAAAATAAGGAAGAATAATATGTGTGTATTTAGCGCTCCAAAGCCCCCGCCCGCACCCCCACCACCCCCTCCTCTTACTGATCCATCAGATATTGAGACACCTGAGTTGGTAGATAATGAAGCTCAAAAGAAAAAGAAAAAGGGAAGAAGCTCGTTAAGAACTACTGGTTCTGATACAGCCTTGGGTGGTTCTTATGGCAGTGGATCAGGTTTAAACATCCCTAATTAGAATGAGTGCATCAGGCAGATACGAAAAGTTAGTAACAGAACGAGAACTTTATTTAGATAGAGCACGAGAGTGTGCTGAGTTAACTATACCTTCCTTATTGCCTTATGAGGGGTTTACTTATAGTAACGATTTATATCAACCTTATCAATCTGTTGGATCAAGAGGTGTTAATAATCTAGCAAGTAAGCTATTGCTTTTATTGTTTCCACCTAATAGTCCTTTTTTTAGATTGTCTGTTGACTCAAAAACTAAAAAAGAATTAATTAATCAACCTGGTTTAAAAACAAAAGTAGAAGATACACTCGCTAACATAGAAAGAGAAATACAAGCTGAAGTTGAAAACTCAGCTATTAGAGTGCCGATTTACGAAGCTTTAAAACATTTGATTGTAGCTGGTAATGTTTTGTTACACTTACCTAAAAAAGGTAGTTTAAGAGTTTTTCCTCTACATTCTTTTGGTGTAAAAAGAGATCCACAAGGCGAGATACTAGAGATCATTGTAAAAGAAATGGTTTCGCCAATGTCACTTGATGAAGAAATAAGGCAGCAAGCTGATATTAAAAATCAAGATGAAGACGTTGAAGTGTTTACTGTTGTTAGAAAAGATGGTGACTTCTATAATGTGCAACAAGAAGTTAAAGATGTAATTATTCCTAAATCACAAGGAAGATACAAAAAAGAACTTTTACCTTTTATACCATTACGAATGGTTAGAATAGATAATGAAGATTATGGTAGAAGTTATTGTGAAGAATTTATAGGAGACTTAAAAAGTCTTGAGGGTTTGACTGAAGCAATGGTTGAAGCTGCTGCTGCCACATCTAAAGTTGTGTTCTTAGTAAGGCCTAATGCTACCACACGAAAAAGAGACATAGCTGAAGCTGAGAATGGTGCAGTGATTACTGGTCAACCTGATGATGTACGAGTTTTACAAACTGAAAAAAGGGCAGACATGCAAGTGTCTCTTCAAGCTATTACAAGAATTGAAGAACGACTAGCATTTGATTTCTTACTTAATTCTGCAATACAAAGAAAAGCTGAAAGAGTCACTGCTGAAGAAATTAGATATATGGCTCAAGAATTAGAGACAGCACTGGGTGGTGTTTACTCTATTCTATCTCAAGAAATGCAATTACCTATTGTTAATATTCTTATGCAAAGAATGTCAGCAAGTGGTAAGATACCAAAGATTCCAAAAGACAAAGTAGCACCAGTAATTATAACTGGTATTGAAGCTCTTGGTAGAGGTAATGATCTTAATAAGCTTAGAACCTTTATGACAGATGTTATTCAACTAGCTCAAGCTAATCCAGAAACAATTCAAAGAGTTGACTTTGGTGATTTAATAACTAGATTGGCTACTGGTCATGGAATAGACACGTCAGGTCTAATTAAAACTGATGAACAATTAGCTGCTGAAGTTCAACAACAACAGCAAGCTATGCAGCAACAAATGTTAAATTCTGCTATGGAGAAAGCTGCACCTGGAGCTGTAAAAGAATATGCTAAAGCTTCAGCTCAAAATCTCCAGCAACAACAACAACAAGGAACTACAAATGAAACTGAGTAAGACCCTTAGTGATAAGGATAATCCAAAAGAAGAAACCAAGACTAAAGAACTAAAAATTGAAGACCTACCATTATGGAATGCACAAACTGCCGAACCAGGTAAAAAGTATCGTAATGCTCAAGGCTCAATTATTGTAAAGAGTTAATCATGGTTGAAACAGTTACAATAAAATCAGAAGAGACTACTTCCGAAAAACCTCAAGAAGAAGTTAAGGAAGAAGCAACAACACAAGAACGACCTGAGTGGTTACAAGAAAAGTTTAAGTCACCAGAAGACTTAGCAAAAGCTTATGACTCACTTCAAGGTGAATATACAAAGCTTACACAAAAACAAGCTGAACAAACAGCAAAAGAGCCAAAAGAACAACCTAAAGAACAATCCAAAGATGATACTTTAGAAATACAAGGTGAAAATGCAGAAGAAGCATTGCAGTCTGTTGGTTTGGATTTTAATAAATATTCAAATGAATATAATACTAATGGTAGTCTTTCCGACTCAAGTTACATTGAGATGGAACAAAAAGGCATACCAAGAAATGTCGTTGACCAGTACATTGCTGGTCAGCAGGCTTTAGCTACAAATGTTCAAAACCAAGTCTACAATAGTGTGGGTGGTAAAGAACAATATACAGAAATGGTTAACTGGGCAAAAGATAGCTTATCTAAAGATGAAGTAAATGCTTTCAACATTGCTGTTAACAGTTCTGATGTAGCTCAAATAAATCTTGCAGTACAAGGTTTAAAAGCTAGATATACAAGTTCAGAGGGCACAGACCCATCCCTAGTTGGTGGTAAATCTGCTGTATCCACTGGAGTCGGATATGATAACTGGAGTCAAGTCACTGCTGACATGGCAAAACCAGAGTATCGTAAAGATCCAGCTTATCAACAAGAAGTTCAAGATAAGTTGGCTCGTTCCAAACTCTAATCAAAACCAAAACGAACAAAACTCTCCGAGGAGAATACTTTTGCAAAGTAAGGTGTAGATAGAAAACATTTATATTAACTTATTTTATCAAGGAGATAAAACATGACTAATGCAACAGTCTCAAGACTAGGCGCAGTTAATGCAAATGATAGTAACTATGCTAATGCAAACTCTTTATTTCTTAAAGTGTTCAGTGGTGAGGTTATGGAATCATTTGAAAGAACTGCCGTAACAATGGACAAACATCTTGTCAGGCAAATACCCAGTGGAAAATCGGCGCAATTTCCCGTAATGGGGAGATCAAGTGCTTCTTATCACACCCCTGGAGCTGAAATCGTAGGTACAGATTTGAACCACAACGAGAAAATTATTCAAATCAATGACCTATTAATATCACATCACTTCATTGCTAATATCGATGAAGCAAAAAATCATTATGATGTAAGATCTATCTACTCACAAGAGATGGGTAGAGCACTTGCTTTCCAAATGGATAAGCACGTTTTACAAATGATGGTTGCTGCTGCAAACGAATCTACAGCTAATGTTGGTGATACAAGTTATCCATCAGGAACAGTTATAACTGATGCAGATGCGAATACCAATGCAACATCTTTAATTGCTAGTATTTTCTCAGCAGCCGAAACTTTGGATGACAACTATGTACCAGCGGAAGACAGATATTGTTATTTAAAACCAGAACAATATTATCTTTTAGCTAATGCTACGAATGCTGTGAATGTTGACTTTTCAGGTCAAGGTTCAATTGCAACAGGACAAGTTCCTCAGTTAGCTGGTATTAATTTAATTAAAGTACCTCATCTACCAACTGCCAATGTTACTGGCACTGGTGTCGATGCTGGTGGTGCTAATGGACAACAGGTAGCTGCGGCTGCAAATACAGTGGCCATTATTGCACACCCATCTTCTGTGGGTACAGTTAAATTAATGGATCTTGCAGTAGAGTCAGAATATGACATCAGAAGACAAGGTACACTAATGGTAGCAAAATATGCTGCTGGTCATGGTGTTCTTAGACCTGAAGCTGCTGTTCAAATTCAAACTGCTTAATTATAGGAGAAATATAATATGGCGATTTGGACTAAACCAAAAGTTCAAGCTATTGCTATTGGCCTTGAAATCAATGCATATGCTTGCGCTAAAAAATAAAACTAAAACTAAGGAGCATCGTAATGGTGCTCCTTTTTTTAACTTAGGAATATTAAATGGCATTAACACCGACTAGTAAAATACAAGCTGTAAACATTATGCTTGCATCAATAGGTGAAGCTCCAGTTTCATCTTTAGATGATGCAACTCTTGCTGACGTTTCTATTGCTGAAAGTATTTTAGATGAAACAAATGTAGAAATACAATCTAGAGGGTTACATTGTAATACAGAAATAAATTTTCCTATTACTCCTAATACAAATGGAGAAATAGATTTACCTGTTAATTGTGTTAGTGTAGATACTACTGGTCAATCAATACAAACTGATGTTGTACAAAGAGGAACAAGGTTATATGATAGAGGACAACGAAGTTTTACAACTTTTACTGGTACTCTTTTTGTTACTATGGTTTTACTCTTAGAATTTACAGATTTACCTCAACATGTAAGAAGATACATAACAGTTAAATCTGCACGAAGATTTCAAAATAGAATATTAGGATCGCAAACTTTATCAGGATTTACTCAAGCTGATGAGAATGAAGCTCTATTATACTTTGAACAAATAGAAGCTCAAACACAGGATTACAATGTACTTAATGACAACTTTACCACTCGTAAGATTGTTAACAGGGGTGTACTAAGACGAGCTTTGAGGTAACCAATGCCTTTAGTCAGTACATCAATACCAAATTTAATTAATGGTGTTTCACAACAACCAGCTACACTGAGACAACTTACACAGTGTGATAGTCAAATTAATGGAGTTAGTTCAGTTGTTGATGGTTTACTTAAAAGGCCACCAACAGAACATGTGGCAAAAATTTCATCTTCATCATTAAGTAATGCAGCTATTCATGTTGTAAACAGGGATACAAGTAATCAATATATAATTGTTGTTACTAGTGATAATTCGACTGCATCTATCGTTGCTTATGATTTAAATGGTAATGCTGTTACTGTAAACACACCTAATGGCACTAGTTATTTAGTATGTAGTAACCCCTCAACTGATTTAGAATTTTTAACTGTTGCTGATTTTACTTTTATTATAAATAAAAAAACAACAGTTACCATGAATACTTCTACTACACCAGGAAGTATTACTGATGAAAAAAACCAGTTCTCACAACTTCCAACTTCAGGTTTAAGTGTTGGAGATATTTTTAAAATTATAGGTGACCCTAGTAACGAGTTTGATGAGTACTATGTAAAGGCCACCTCTACTGGAGGTGACTATGAGGAAACTGTAAAGCCAGGCATTACGTTTCAAATAAATAATACAACAATGCCACATAAACTTGCTTTGTCTAGTGGTTCATTTACTTTTGATAGAGCGACTTATGATGACAGAACTGTAGGAGACTTAGACTCAGCTCCTGATCCAAGTTTTGTAGGACAAACTATTAATGGTGTTTTCTTTCATAAAAATAGACTTGGCTTTATATCTGATGAAAATGTAATCTTTAGTCGAGCTGGTGATTTTTTTAATTTCTTTCCTAGTACAGTTACAGCTTTACTAGATGATTCACCTATAGATGTAACAGTTAGTCACACTAGTGTTTCTATTTTGAAAAGAGTTATACCTTATAATGAAAGTTTATTGTTCTTTTCAGACAAGACACAATTTATTTTAGAATCTAATGGCAATCTAACACCAGAAACAATTAGTATTACCGCAACTACAGAGTTTGAAGTTGATACAAATGTGCAACCTGTGGGAGCTGGTAATAATGTTTATTTTGCATATAGAAAAGGTGCATTCACAAACGTAAGAGAATACTTTGTAGACGAAGATAATATTACAAAGAATGCTGCAAACATTACAGCTCACGTTCCTCAATATATTCCGAATAATGTAAAAACAATGGTTGCATCTAATTCTGAAGATTCACTTTATGCAATTACTTCAGGGGATGTAAATAGAATTTATGTTTACCGATGGTATTTTACTGCTGGTGAAACAACAATAACAAGAGCTAAAAAAGCTTTATCAGCTTGGTCGTTTTACGAGCTATCTAACAATGATACAATTCTTAATATTGATTTATTAGAAAACACTTTGTACCTAATTGTAGCAAGAACAGATGGTGTTTACATTGAAAAGATGGAGTTACAATATCCTTCTGATACTGGTCTAGATTTTAATGTAAGACTAGATAGAAAAACTTCTCTTACTGGTTCTTATAATTCAGGCACTAACATTACTACCTGGACTTTACCCTATCCTATTCCTACAAGTGATCCTGTAAAAGTTGTAAAGTCAGGCGCTTGGGCAAGTAGAAAAGGTGTAGATATTCCTACATTAAATAGAACATCTACAACAACAGTTACAGCCACTGGTAATTATAGTGCATCAGCATCTTTAGTAGGTATCCCGTATACATTTACTTATCAATTTTCACAACAACATGTTAAAGAAAAAAATGCTACTGTAACAGTTAACTCTGGTAGGTTGCAGTTAAGAACTATGAGTGTTGACTATGAAGATACTGGTCACTTTGTAATTAATGTAACTCCTAAATCTAGGACTGCTAGTAGTTATGAATTTAATGGAATTATTATTAATGAAGCCGATAGTTTAATTGAAGAGGTTAGACTTGATGATGGTACATTTAGGTTTCCTATTTTATCTAAAAACGATAGAGTAACTATATCAATAACGTCTGATAGTTATCTTCCTTGTGCTTTTCAAAAAGCTGAGTGGGAGGGTTTTTATACTATCAGATCACAAAGAATATAATGGCTGAAGTAGTAGAAGCAACTAAAACTCATGCTGTAATATTAGCTCCTAGATTAAGGAGAGAAGATGTTGAAGAAATAAAAGCTATGAATGACCATAAACCAATTGATGCTTTATTAGGTGCATTTGCAGCTCCTAATGCTAAAGTGTATACTATTGTTGATGGTATAGAAGTAATAGGAATGTTTGGTGTTTCTGATTGTGTTAATGGTACAAACTATGGAGTGCCTTGGATGTTAACTTCAAGTTCAATAAAAACAATATCAAGAGAATTTTTAAGAGAATGTAAAGATTGGGTGGATCATTTAGGTGAAAAATATCCAGTCTTATATAATTTTGTTCATGACAAAAACAAAACTGCTATGAGGTGGCTTCAATGGTGTGGTTTTGATATTAAATTTCAAAGACCTTATGGTGTTAAAAAAGAAAATTTTTATTTATTTACAAAGGAATTAAATAATGTGTGATCCAGTTGTTGCAGCAGTCTTGACAATAGGTCAGGGAGCTTTGAGCTACATACAAGCTGAGAACGATGAAAGTGCAGCTAAAGATAGAAATGCTGTTTTAAGAGCTAATGCAGATGCCGCCTATAGAAGAGACATGGCTATCTTAGATAGAAGACAACAAGAGGAAGCTGAGAAGTCTGGACAAGAACTATTTCAAGCTAAAATAGAAGCTATGGAAAACCGAGCTACTAAACAAGTAAGGCTTGGTGAAGCGGGTATCACTGGTTTGTCAGTAGATGCAATTTTAGCTGATACAGAAATGCAAGCTGGCATGGCTAACCAAACAATTCAAAGAAACTTTACGAACACTGTAGCTGCTCTTAATGATGATAGAACAAGAGCTTATGCAACACTTGCAAATAGATATGCACAACAAGAGCAGCCAGTTGGTGGTAACATCTTAGGTTCTATTATATCTACTGGTGCATCAATAGCTGCTATTCCTGGAATAGGCGATGCACTAAAAATACCATCTTTTGGTAGTACGTTTGGTAATAGTTTTGGTATGGGTAGGTCGGCTATGACAACAACTCCTGTCATGGGTAATCTAGCAGTTGGTAGTACGGCTGCTGGAACAACAGGATTAGGAAGTTTAAGTGGTGTATCACCATTTATGAAAAGTTCAACTAACATGATACCAGGTATATAATGAGGAAAGTATAGATGGCAAAAAATAAACCAGTTGGTAACTTAAAACAACCAGGACTACAACCTCAAGCAAGACCTATAGATGCTTTTGCTGGAGGAGGTAATCAACAAGCTGGCACAGGAGCTGGTGAATTAGCAAATGCTTTAGGTGTAGCTTCTGAAATTGTTGAACAAAAAAGACAAGAAAAAGAAAAAGAAGATTTAGAAAAAATTGATTTCTATGTCAATGAGTTTAAAAAAGATGCAGAGCTTGGACTGGCTAGTAAGACACAGGTAGGAGAGATATTTCCTGATTTATCACCTAGAGTTAGAGCAAGGGTTGCCGAAGGATTAGGTGCTCAATATGCAGAAAAATATTTTGATGAACAAATACAAAAAGCATTATCAGATGAAAACATAAAGTTTAATGCTGGTGCACGATCAGTATTCTTTAATGATTTAAGACAAGATATTTCACAGCAAGTAGATGGCAGAGAGTTTTTTGCTCAAGGAGCATTATCTACACTAGAGGGTCAGATCAGACAGTACAACTTACAGTTTAGATCAGAACAAGCAAAAAGAGATATACAGATACAAAATGATGATTTTAGAAGAAAAGTATCTTTAGTAATAAGAGGTAACTTAACATCTGCTCAACCTACTTCATTAAAAGCAATAGATGATACTTGGGCAAAATCTTCATCTTTAGATGCTATATCAAGAAGAGATGGAATAGTTGAAACTGTTTTAGATGTAGCTGAAAGAATTGCAGATGAGACTGGTGACATTACACAGGCAGTAAAGGTGCTAGAGATGATACCAAAGGGAAACTATTTAACACCTGATCTTAAACAACAAGTCGCTGATAAAAAAGTATCTATAGAACAATCTCTTTTTGCAAGACAATCTGCTAAATTTCAAGCTGGAGAAAGAGAGAGGACTTTAAGAATAAGACAGGAACAAGTAGAGTTATATGAGAGAAAAGAACAAAACCCTAATGAAAAAATAAGTTACTTAGACTACGATCCTGCAAATAAAAATTTAGTAGAGTTTTTAAATACACAAGACCCAAATGAGGTTGACGATCAAACAAGTTTAATTAACAGTTCACAACTTGAAATACAGATAGTTGGTTCAACTTTAAAAGGCGATAGAACTGAATCTGAAATATTAGAAGAAATAAAAGGTGCAACGGATATTAATAAGCCAGAAAAAATAGCTTTAATGAAAAAAGTGAGATCACTTGCTAATGGTGCAAGAAATTTAAAGGATAGACCAGAATATGATAGGTATTTCAATCTTGTTTCTACTTCTCATATATCAACTTTTAAAGCTAGTCCTTTATATGATATACTTCAGCAAAGAGTAGATTTACAAGGTTGGGCACAACAATATTATGATGATGCTGTTGAGGACTTACTATTATTTGTTTATGAAAATAATGGAAGAGATTTTAGCAAAGTACCTCAAGGTGTCTTAGAAAAAGAAGTATATCAAAAAGCTTCTATTGAAACAAAGAAAGCACTAGAAGAGGGTTTTGGTTTTATGAAAATATTAGATAATAGATCAGCAAATCAGAGAAATGTCTCAACTTTTGACATTCCAGCTCCTGATTTTGAGATACCGACACTATAATGGTTAGAAAATACACTGATCCCAGAACTGGTAAGAATTATAATTTCAAAGATGAAGACCTTACTATTCAGCAAATGCAGGAAAAGATTGATGCTTATGAGAAAACACAAGCTCCACAACAAGCTGAAACTCAACAACCTCCTAAACCTAGTTTCGATAAAATGTATCAAGATCCTGATACAGAAAACTCTACCAATGATGAGTTCTTAAAAAACGATCCTGACTTTATTGATGCTTCTAAAATAATATTTAGAATGAACCGAGGAAGAGACTTTAATGGTACTGACGAAGAAGCTGGTGAGTATGGTCTTAACCAAATGGGATGGTTTAACTATAATCTTGGCTCTACAATGTTTAAAGCTAATTATATTAGAAGAGCTTCAGATGAACAAAAGAAAGCTTTCTTATATATGATGGATGCCTACGATGATTTAGGTTTATCTTTGTCTGGTACAAAAAGAGCTGTTGTTGGTATGGGCACAGATTTAACTAATTGGTTAAGTGTAGGAACATTAGGTATCGGAGTTGGTGCTAAATTTGTTGCAAAAAAAGCGATGAAACAAAAGATTAAAAAAGCACTTAAATCATCTGTTGGAACAGGTGTAATGTTAGCAACCGAGACAGCTACCTTTTCAGCTTTAGAAAATGTATCAAGGCAAACAGTTGAAGTTGCTGGTGGTAAAAAAGAAAAGATAAGTGGAGGTGAAGTTGCTTTAGCTACAGCTATCGGAGGAGCTTTAGGTGGTGTATTAGGAACTGGAGCTAAAACAGTAACAAACTTATTAACTGCAAAAAAGACAAACAAGAAATTACCATCAGAAAAAATAAAAGTAACTGATGAAGAAAAGAAACTTATAGAAGAAGAAGCTACTCTTGGTTCTAATCCTATTGCTAATAATTTAAATGACATAGTAAGAAAGATTAAACAGCTAACAGATGATACCCCAGTAGGTGTAAATGAAGATGGAATACAAAGTAGAAAAGTTGTAAGTAAATTAGTAGAAGCTGTAACTAAAGATCTTGAAACATTAGGATTAGACGAAGTAGACGAGTTACATAAATTATTTGGAACTGAATTAACCGATGCACAAAGTCAGTTATTACAAAAGTCAATCGGAGAAGCTAGAGATACTATTAGCACAAAATTAATAAAAACATTTCAAATATTACAAAAAACAACAGATGAAATTCCAAGTAGAGATTTAATAGATCACTATAATAATTTAAAAACACTTGAAGATAAACTATTTAAGTTAGATGATGATTTTAGTCAATCTTCAGCTAGAACATTAGGACAAAGACAAGACAGAGTTTTTGCTGGGTCGTTAAATAAAGTAAAAGTAAGTGATGTTGTTCCTGATGATCCAACAGTAAAATTAACAAAGAAACAACAACAAAATTTAAATCAATTTATGGATGCTTATGTAAGACGATTACAAAAAGCAAGAATTAATCCTTTAATAAAATCTTTAAACAGACAAATTGATTCAGAATTTGCAAGTGGCAATTACACAAAAGTTGTAGAGCTTAAAGAGAAGCTTAGAGAAGTAGAAGAGTCACTTATACAAAAATCATTTGAAACTGATGGTTTACCTAAAAAAGTTTATGACAGTATTTTACAACCAGTAAATAGGCTTGTATCAGAACTTATGATTAGTAATGCACTAAGTACAACATCATTAACTGTTAATGGTATACCATCATTTTATAGAACTGCACTAAATCCTTTGTTAGAATTTTTTGGTAGAGGTGATTATAGTATCGGAGCTATTAAAGGTTTATCAGCTCAATATGGTGCATTAAAAGAAGCTGCTGGAGCAGGAATAAAAGCTTTCCGAGCAGCATTAAAATATGAAAAAGCTTTTCTTACTGATACTTATGATAAGTTTATGGAGTTTGGTGGAAAGAATTTACCCTCTATTCCAAAAAGATTTGGTGCTGGTTTAATAAGAACTTTTCCTAGACTTCTATTAGCAACTGATGCTTTCTTTGAGCAGACAACTTACAGAGGTTACATAGCTGGGCAAGCTGCTGAAGAGTTTACTGAAAAGGCTCTAAATGATAAAAAGCTTGGTATAAAGTATGTTAAAAGTAAAAAGTTTAAAGAAGATCTTAAGAGTCACATAAAAAAGACAATAGATGAATCTTTGGAATTTAAAAAGACTGCTATTGATGCTTTGATAAGAGATGGGAAAAACAGAGGTTTATCTGGTAAGAAACTAGAAATATTTGTAAAGAAAGCAGTAGATAAAAATAAAGAGGGAATGAAGACTGGATTAGATACTGAGGGTTTAGACTTTACAAAAGACTTTCTGTTTAAGAGAGAGTTTTCAAGCAAAGGTGTAGGAAAAATTGCTGGAGCTTATGAAAATTTTGTAGCTAAACATCCTTTAATGAAAATTGTAGGACAGTTATTCTTTAGAACTCCAATAAGAGTTATGGAAGTTGGTGTTAGGATGACACCTGGAGTTCAGTTTTTAGCTCCTAAATATCTAGCTGACTTGCAAGGTAAAAATGGAATCAGAAGACAAGCAAGAGCTAATGGTGAAGCATTGTTTGGATATAGTGTTGTAGCTGCTGCTATGTCTTTATATATAACTGGAAATGCAACTGGTAGTATTACTGCTACAAATCATAGGCTAAGAAGACAGTCAGAAGAGTATGGTGATTTACCTCCTTATACAATTAGAATTGGTGATAAAGAAATAAATTATAGAAATTTAGATCCTATATCTACTCCTCTAAAAATACTATTTAATAGTTTTGATTATTTAACTAACCTTGAGATGAGAAGAGAACAAGGTGAATTTGTTAATGCATCAGCATATAAAGAAACTTTACAGTATGTACAAACTGCATGGTTTTCTATAGTAAATACAATAAGAGATGCTAATTTATTTGGTGGTATTGATCAAATATTAAAATTAACAGATGAAATAGATGACACTAGTAAGGATGCTGAATATGACCTTATGGAATTTTTTACGTCAAAAGTAAGATTGCTTATACCAAAAACAATTCAAAATGTTGCTTACCAATTTGATGATCAACTTAAAGATCCACAAACTTTAGAGCAGTATGCTATGTCCATGTTTAAATCTGGAACGATTGCTAACTCATATACACCTTTAGGAAGACCAAGAAAAATACACAATCCATTTATGTCTAAATTTGTTGGACTAAATGTAATGGACACTAAGATAAGAAAAGAAGCTGTAACGAAAGAAGAGTTATATGCAGAAAGATATTTAATAGCTGCTGGTCAGGCTACTGGTACAAATTTTATACCACAAGTAACTCATAGGTTCTTACCAGGAATACAACTTAATATAACTAAAACAGCGGATGGTAAAGAAACTCTTATGGATCGATACATGAGAAAAACAAGAGAGCTTGGACTTGTTGAAGTTGTTAATGCTTATGCAAGAGCTGGACTTCCTTTTGGTACTCAAGATGTATCTAAAAGAGGAGCTGGTTTTACAAAAGTTAAAGCTGCTATTCAAAAAATCAGAGATCAAGCTATGCTTCTTACAATAATGGAAGAGGGTAAGACAGAACAAAACAAAGATTTATTTGATAAGTTTATTAACAAAGAGGTTTCCAAATCACTCGCAAAAGCTGGTATGAATGAAGTGCCAGCTATCCTAAACATACTTAAAGAACAACAACAACAATAAGGAAAAACTATGGCATTTGCTTTAAATCGTTATACTGGCAATAACAGTACCACTACATTCAGTGTACCTTTTAGTTACCGATCAACTGATGATGTTATCGTAAAGGTTGATGGAGTAACCAAGACAATTACAACTCACTACACTTTTCCTAGTTCTAATCAAATACAGTTTGGAACACCTCCAGCTCAAGATGCAATAATAGAAATAAGAAGAGCTACAAGTCAATCTACAAGACTCGTTGATTATGCTGCTGGTTCTGTCTTTAAGGAATCAGATTTAGACAACGATAGTATTCAGGCTTTTAATATGGCTCAAGAGTCTATTGATATTGCTAGTGATGCTTTAACAAAAGACAGCACCGATCAATTTGATGCAACAAGCAGACGTATTAAAAATGTTACTAATCCATCAGCCGCTCAAGATGCAGCTACAAAAAGTTATGTAGATTCTAATGGATCTACTGTAGCTGTTGGATCTGTAACTACAAATACCTTGAGCGCAGGTAGTAATGCAACAGTTGCTATTACAAACTCAGGAACGACTCAAGCTGCTACTTTTAATTTTACAATTGGCATTCCAGTTGGTAACACTGGTGCACAAGGAAATGCAGGTGCTGATGGTGAAACTACACTTGCTGATGCTACGGCATTGGCTATTGCTTTAGGTTAAAGGAGAAAACATGGCAAATACTTTTAAAATAAAAACTAAAGCTGCTGTATCAAACAGCTCTTTAGATACAATATATACTGTACCAAGCGCAACAACTACAATTGTTTTAGGAATGTCACTATGTAATATTACCAGTAGTGCAATTACAGCAGATGTGCAACTGGTTTCAGATACATCTGATACAGAAACAAATGCTAATATCTTTTTGTTAAAATCAGTGAGCATACCAGCAAACACAACATTAGAAGTTTTTGGTGGTCAAAAATTAGTATTACAAACAACCGATGTGGTTAAAGCTCAAGCATCAGCGGGATCTGCTTTAGACATGTCAGTATCAATTATGGAGCAAACATAGAATGCCTTATCTGGGGTCAGCACCAGCAACATCGTTTCAAACACTATCTAAACAAGATTTCTCAACAAGTGCAACAACGTCTTATACGTTATCTAGTTCAGTAACAAGTGCTAATGAGATAGCTTTATTTATTAATAATGTAAGACAAGAACCTACTACAGCATATTCAGCAAGTGGTACTGCATTAACATTGTCAGAGGCAACATCTTCATCAGACGATATGTACTGTATCTACTTGGGCAAATCGGTGGGAACGATAAATCCACCAAGTGGGAGTGTAGGTGTAGGTGAGTTATCAGCTACAGGTACAAAAAACAGTACAACATTTTTACGAGGTGATAATAGTTTTGCAGAAGCAGGTGGAGGTAAGTTATTACAAGTTGTTAATGTTCATAATAATGATTATGCTACTTATTCAAACACTAATGTTGACAGTAAAGTGCAAGTTTTTACTGCAAGTATAACTCCGAGTGCAACAGATAGTAAAATATTACTCACAGGATTTATAAGTATGTCCTCAACTAATTCAAGTGTTCAAAGCTATGGTATAGAATTATTAAGAGGTTCAACTGTTATTGGTACAGGTGATGCAAGTAGTTGGAATAGTGGTGTAGGAACAGCACATTCAATAGTGGCTAGAGGAGATAATGCTAGTTATTCAAAACCAGATAGAGCAGTACCTATACATTTTTTAGATACTCCATCTACAACTTCTGCAACAACATATAATTTTAAAGGATATGCTAACCATTTTGGCAGTAGTTTAAGCAATTCAACTTTAGTAATCAATGGTGGTGGTTATTCTTATAATAATAAAGAAACAGGAGTTCCAACTTCAAATATTACTTTAATGGAAATAGGTGCATAATGGCAAATATAGTAGATGCAATATTAGCTTTAGATGCAAAAGCAAAAGTAAAAGTAGTAAGCGAAGATTATGATAAAATTACTTGGTTTGATGACAATCCAAACAAAATTACTGTTGACCAAATTAAAACAAAAAAAACAGAATTGGATAAGATAGATAAAGCTAATGAATATAAGATGCAAAGAGTAAAAGAATATCCAAGAATAGAAGAACAATTAGATACTATTTATCATAAAGGTATAGATGAATGGAAAAAAACAATAAAAACAGTTAAGGATAAATACCCAAAGGAATAGATTATGCCATTAAGTAAAATACAATCTGAATCAATGAACCTAGCCGATAATTATGCCTTTACGGGTACAGTAAGTGGTGCTGGTGGTGGTAAATTATTACAAACAGTAGATTCTTATCAGTTAGGTACTTGGGAACAATCGGCGGGAGGAACTTCTTTTTCTGACATTAATCCAGGATCTGGTGTTTGGACAGCATCTATTACACCTTCAGCTACTAATAGTATTATTATAGTTTATTTAACTTTTGGACATATAAGTCCACATAATTCTGGTGATGGTGGTTATGGTGGTGCATTAAGAATACTAAGAAAAATTGGTAGTGGTAGTTATGGTAATGTTACAAATAATTATGGTTCTGGTAGTGGTAGTAGTTGGAGAGCATTATGTTTAACATCAAGAGAATACAATAGTGGATATATTAGAGGTATGCATTGCCCTCCTTTAGTTGATACTTCTCATAATACAACAAGTGCTTTAACTTATAAACCACAAATAATT